CCTAAATCTACCACTTCTTACAACTCCAGTAACCAGCAGAGAACTTATCCTTCTTCTGATCACACTTATGACGTGCACGGAATGACTTTCTACGCTTAGGATTACTCTTTTTGATCTTCATATTTGGATCTCCAAAGCGAACAATCTTTTCTTTACCATCCTTACAAGCCTTAACAACAAACTTCTTAGAACCACCTGATGTACGACGAGGGCTGTTGCATTTCATACGATCCTTATCGACCCTTTCTGCATCTTCATCATATGCCTCTTCATCTTCACCGGTTAGATATACCCCATCTAACCCATCAGTTTTCTTCTTTTTATTCTTTTTACCACCAGTGGATCCTTTACGTGTTTGAACCTTACCTTGTCCAAGTAATTTAGGTATTCTTGCATCATCTTGATTATTATAGCCACCTTCCGGACCTAAAGCCTCACCGGTATTGTTCTCTTTTAACACTTTAAAGAATAACTGTTCAAATCTACCACTTGATTCCATTATAAGTATATTTATAATAATATAGTGGAATTGCTAAAAAAGTATATGAAGGAGATTAGTGAAGATCTGGTATTAAATGACCTTAACCTCAAGCAACAACAGCAAAGATTACCAGCTCGTAAGCACTTTTGGGTTGGGAGACTAGTAGAGGCAAAAATTAAAAGAAATGATCTTATTACTGAAAAGCGGAAGCTTAAAAAGGATTTAGTTAAGAAGGTAATTGAAGATTCTCCTGTTCGTATTAATCAAACATCTGCAGAATCTGCTGCAGAGAGGTATGAATCTGTAGTTAAGCTTAATAAAAGTATACAGGAGCAGGATACAATTATAGAGTACTTGGAAAAGGTAGAAAAAATCCTTAGTAATATGCATTGGGAGATCAAAAACGTTATCGATATGAACAAAATGGAGCAATATTAATGCTAACCTTCGATTATAACCCATCTACGCGTAAGCTTCTATTGAAGACAGAAGATTTAGACCTGTTTAACCGTGTAAGAGAGCATTTTAGCATTGTAAATGATGCAGCACGCTATGGCAGGCGATATGGTCGATACATACCACCTAGAAAATATGCTATTACTAGTGCAGGTGCATGTGAAATAGGTCTATATTGGGAGATAAAAAAGTTTTTAGGTAAAAAAGAGACAGCTACTAGTGATAAACTTCAAAAGGTACTAAAAGTAGGTAAAGATATAGATCTTTATAAGGACTTTGCCTTTGATTTAAGAGAATATCAGGAAGATGTTGTTAATAAAGCACTTAAAATAGGTAGAGGCACATGTGTTTTGGGTACTGGAGCCGGTAAAACCTTTACAACCGCGGCATTAATTGAGAATTACTTTAGAGATAGTAGTGATAAAGACACATTTAAGTGTATAGTGCTTGTGCCTGACTTGGGATTAGTGACTCAAACGTATGATGAGTTCTTAAATTGTGGTACTACCTTTAAAATAACTAAGTGGACAGGTAAAACTAAGCCGGATCTCACAGCAAATGTTATAATTTGCAATATTGGCATTGTTCAAAGTCGTTTTGAACAGAATGACTGGTTAAAACACATAGATCTACTTATTGTTGATGAGTGTCATAAGATAAAAGCATCAAATAAGATTAGTAAAATAGTATCTAGGATAAGAACACCTAACAAATACGGATTTACAGGTACACTACCAGAAAATAACCTGGATAAGTGGTCAATTATAGGGAAACTGGGACCAGTTATATATGAGAAAACAAGTTATGAACTAAGAATAGAAGATTATTTAGCTAATGTAGCTGTAAAAGTGTTAAATTTGGAATATAACACGGTTCCGAGGTATGATACTGATGACCACTACCGTGGTGAGCTAGATTTTATTTATGAAAGTACCTTTAGGAACGAATTCCTTACTAAACTTTGTGATAAGCTTGACAATAATACATTAATTCTTGTAAATCACATCAAACATGGGGAGTTACTAAAAGAATACCTAGATATACTGGAAAATAAACAGGTCTATTTTATTAGAGGTGAGGTAGATGTTGAAGAACGTGATAAAATTAAGAAAATAATGGAAACACACACAAATGTAGTGTGTGTTGCTATAAGTGCTATTTTTTCCACTGGAATTAACATTAAAAACCTCCATAACATTATTTTTGCATCAGGTGGCAAGTCTTTTATACGAACTGTACAGTCAATTGGCCGAGGATTACGTAAACATAACTTAAAATCAAAATTAATTATATTTGATATTTGTGATAGGCTGAGATACGGAATTAGGCATTGTGAAAAGCGAAAAGAAATCTATAAAAAGGAAAAAATTAAGTTTACCGAAACAAATATTATTGAAAAGTAATAATAACATACTATAATCATAAAAATGTCGACAAAAAAGAAAAAAGCCAAATCAAAAAAGGAAAAAAAGCCCTATTACATAGAGCCTAAGGTTTTTAGAGAATCATTACAAAAATATTACGATACTGATAACTTAACTGACGATTTAGCAGAAAACATTAAAAAGATTGCATATGGACTAAGTTATAACGCTTCATTTATCAATTATACATATAAAGATGATATGATTGGTGATGCTTTAATTAAAATGTACTCTGCTCTAAAAAATAAAAAATTTAATTTTGATACTGGCTCAAATCCCTTCTCATATTTTACTACAATTGCTTATCACGCGTTTATAAATCGTATAAAAAAGGAAAAAAAGCATCATGCAGCAATAACAAGCTACAAGGAGCAAATGTACGATCAATATATGTCCGACCCACAAAATACGCATGGGCATGTATATGTAAAGCCCCCTGATGAGGAGAATGATTACTAAACTTAATAAACCTAAGGTAGCTATTTTTTCAGATCTCCACCTAGGTGTACATTCTAATAGTACTGCCTGGCATAATTATGCTATTGAATGGGCGAACTGGTTTAAAGATGACTGTAAACGAAAAAATATTAAAGACATAATATTTTGCGGTGATTGGCATCACAATCGAAGTGAAATATCTGTTAACACGTTGCAAGTATCTGCAGATATTCTCGACATTTTATCAGACTTTAACATTATAGCTATAACTGGCAATCATGATATGTACTATAAACATAGAACTGATGTTAATTCATTGTCTATTTTTAAAAAGCGTAGAAATGTAACTATTCTAAACGACCCGGAGACAATAGAAGCATTTGATCGTACAATTACCTTTTGTCCATGGAACACTAACGTTAAAGATGTACCGAAGAGTGACATACTGTTCGGACATTTTGAAATAGAAACATTTAAAATGAACTCTTATAAGGTATGTGAGGATGGATTAAAAGTAAAGGATCTGCTGGAAAAGAGTAGTTTGATTATATCAGGTCATTTTCACACTCGACATCTTAAAAAGTTTGGTAGGGGTACTATTTTATATGTAGGTAATCCTTTTCAAATGGATTTTGGGGATGTAGGTAATACAAAGGGGTATTATATTCTTAATTTAGATAATATGGAGTATGAATTTATACATAATATTGTATCTCCTAATTATATAAAAATTTCACTTAGCGAACTAGTACGAGAGGGTAATATTACATCGTATGTTAAGCATCTCGTTACCAACAATATAGTAAAATTGAAAGTTGACATGAATATATCTCAAGATGATATGGACATACTGCTACAAAAATTATCTTTACTGAAACCAGAGTCTTTGACGGTTGATTATGATATAAATTTTAATCGGCTAATTGATAATACAGATGACAAAGAGGATTTATCAGGAATAGACATTCCTCAAGCAGTAGAAGAGTTTGTTAATTTGCTTGAAATTAAAAATAAAAAGGAGATAATTGATTATACTCTTGGCTTATATGAAAAAAGTAAACTTTAAGAAAATATCTATAGTAAACTTTTTATCAATTGGTGATGAGCCAGTAACTGTGGAGTTTACTAAAGGATTACACGTTATAACGGGGTCAAATAAAGACAAGCCTGATAGAAGAAATGCTATTGGTAAAAGTACTGTAGCAGATGCTATTTATTTTGCTATATTTGGTGAAACACTACGTGAGCTTAAAAAAGATCTTATTCCTAATAATCTCACAAACGGTAAAACACATGTTGAATTAGACTTTGAACTTGATTCACCTAAAGGTAAAAATCAATATAAGATTATTCGCACGCTGTCACCTTCAAAAGTATTAATTTTTAAAGACGGCGTGGATCGAACTCGAGATAGTATTAAAAACACAACAGCTTATATTTGTCAAGTTCTTAGTGCCTCTCCTTCTATTTTTCAAAATTGTGTTATAATGACAGTTAACAATGCTGTTCCATTTATGGCCAAAAATAAAATTGAAAAACGTAAATTTATTGAAGATATTTTTGGAATGGAAGTTTTTAGTGTTATGCTTGCAGCACTGCGAAATGAATATAACGAAATTTCACGTGAGCATGATACTGAATTAACTAAATTACAGGAGATTCAAAAGTCATTTACTAATTATGAGGATCAAAAGGACAAAGTACTTGACGGCAGAAAAAAGAAAAAGGAAAAGTATCTATTACGTCAAAAAAATAATACCAAAGAAAAGGAAGATCTTAAAAAAGAGTTAAACCAAGTACAAGAAGTTGATGTATCTGCTATAGAAGATAAAGTATCTTTATATGAGAGCAAGCTAGTTTCTTGTGACGAAAAGATTAACAAATATTTTAGTGATATTAGTAGTGCAAAAGCTGATGTAACTTATACAAAAGAAACTTACCAAAAAATTGGAACTAGTGATGAACAATGTCCTGTTTGCCTACGGTCGATAGAAGAGCATGATAGTGAATATATTGAAAAGGAAAAGTTAGCCCTCAAAACTAGAATTGAAGAAATGGTGAGTTGTATAAAGGATACCCATAGTAGTCTAGAAGCAGCAAAAGACATTAAAGCTAAAATACAGGTTAATATACAAAAAAGTAATAAAAAAATATCTGATGCCAAGTTACAACTACAAAATAAACAAAATATTTTAGCTCGTATTAAGCAACTAGATGAATGGCAAAAAGAGCTTAAAATTGACCTTGAAGGTATTCAATCATTAGAAACTGATTTTGATGCTATTATAGTAGAGACAAAAAAGAGAGTCAGTAAATTAGAAAAGAAGGTAAAGCAGTACAGAGACCAATTAGCTAAATTAGATATTGTTAAGTATGTTGTCTCAGAAGAGGGAGTTAAATCGTATATTGTAAATAAATTATTGGAGCTACTTAATAGTAAATTGTTACATTACCTTAAGCGCCTAGATTCTAATTCTATTTGTATCTTTAACGAATACTTCGAGGAAGAAATTTTAAATGAAAAAAACAAAGTATGTTCATATTTTAACTTTTCAGGAGCTGAAAGAAAATCAATTGACCTAGCATGCCTGTTTACATTTTCTGATATCAGAAGACTTCAAGGCGGGGTGCAATACAATATTGCAATTTATGATGAGCTATTTGATTCGTCGTTTGATGAAAAGGGCATTGAGCTTATAACTCAAATATTACAAGATCGAGTTGAAGAGTTAAATGAATGTTCTATTGTTATTTCTCATAGAAAAGAATCCGTGAAAGCAGTCACCGGTGACGTAATATTTCTGGAAAAGGAAAATGGTATTACGCGTCGAGTAGACTATGTAGACTTTTAACATATATATATAAGATGATTGGTACACAGCCGTTTCCGCAGCCCTTTGCCTCACCCATGGTAGGTATACCTCAGCCACCAGCCACGCGCCCTGTGCCGGAAAAAGTAGATCCGGATCAACCTAGGGAACATCATTTACCTAGGTATATTAATTATTTAGCTGATTATTCTGGGTGTGGTCATTGGAGAATTTTATGGCCAGAGGCTGTAATTAATGCTAGGGGTGATGGAATGTCGCAATCAACAACCGCAATGGTATCCGATCCCCGGTGGTATGCTAACACGACAGCTGTTAAGTTACAGCGACAAGCTTCCGAACACCAAAAAGAGTTTATAAAGTACTTAAAACAAGTGCAGCAAGAACATGGGTTTAAAATTATGTACGAAGTCGATGATGTCGTATTTAAAGAATGTATACCCGATTATAATAAGTTCAAATTTGCTTTTGATTCAGAAGAGATCCGACAAAATTGTATTGAGATTATTAATATGGTTGATGAAGTTACTGTCACATGTGACTTTATGAGAAGGTTATATCAGGAAAAAACTGGACAAGAAAAAGTAACCGTTATACCTAATTTTGTTCCTAATGGGTGGATGGGTCAGTTATATAATCCTGTAAAGGTGCGGAGAGAGTTTGAAAATAATAGAAGAAAACCACGTATTTTGTATACAGGATCTGGAGCACACTATGATGTAGATAATAAGACAGGAGGTAAAGATGATCTATCACATGTGAGAGATTTTATTAGAAAGACCGTTAACAAGTATCAATGGATTTTTGTTGGTGCTTTCCCTCCGCAGTTAGCTGATCTAGTAGAGCAGAAAAAAATTGAATTCCACCCATGGTTATCTTTGTTAAAGTATCCTTATTTTATTGCAAACCTCAATGCTCAGTTAATGGTAGCGCCACTTGAGGTCAATGATTTTAATAAATCGAAGTCTGATATTAAATTTATTGAAGCATGTGTGTTAGGTATACCCTGTCTATGCCAAGATATGGAAACATATAGTACAGCTCCAGATCAATTACGATTTAAAACTGTTGAAGAGTTCGAAGCTAAAATAGAGCGTATTTTAGACTGGAAGAAAAGAAATAGATATTTCGGAAATATCCACAA